GGCTATTGCCTCATTAATGGAATTTTGTATTGCGTTTTGTAAATCAATTGTTGTTTCACCAATTTGTTGATTTGAAATTGTAGATTGTTGATTTGCTATATTTGCTTTTAATTGTTCATTCTCTAATTCAATTCTAAGTTGGTCTATAATACTTTGTAATTCTGCTATCGTTGCATCTCGTTCACCAATTGTAATGTTTAATCTTTCTAATAGAGCATTTAATTCATCTATTCTTTTTAATGCATCTTCATAAATTGAACGAAGAACCATTGGGTCTCCGATAGGTGCATCATTTGGTAGAAGTTCAAATATAGTAGTATCAACTGATTTCTTTAATTCCTTTGTATTATAGTTAGGTCTTATTAATTTACCACTTATAATACCGTCAGTTAAATCAGATTCCTTAAATAAACGGACACCGCTATCATTTGTTTGTGGTAAGGCATCCGAACCACTTACAAATATCTTAGCAACTTGTGCCTCATTTTTTAATCCACTATTCTTCATTTGTTATTATGAAATTAAACTAAATGTATAATCGTTATCAAAGAAATAATCAACTCCACCAATAGTAATCTTAAATTCTATATTGTACACCCTATCAACTTCCCAATTAGATAAATTCAAATTGAAATAGTTACCATCGGTATCACAACTTAATTTTGTGTAATTACTAAATGGAATAATTGTTTCACCTGAATGATAATCACATATTTGGTAGTATGATGTTGTTGGTAAAAATTTACTAATACCATATTGTGCCGTAGATGAGAATGTTTTTGTAGGATATAAATCTCTACCAACTACTCTCAACTTAGGTGTTGTATTTACTTTGTAATGCTTTTTAAAGTTTCTAATTCCAACTTTTATTTCTTCCGATGTTAGTTCAGTTAACGAACCAGTTGAAAATGATACATCATTCCAACCAATTCTAACCTTTGGTTGATGTATTGTGTTTGTTTCTTTACTAAAGAATTTTAAGATACCATAATCATTTGTATCCTCTTCCGATGAATTTTCGTGCTTTACTATTAATCCTTCGTTTTCAATAGAACCACTTAACCAACTTTGGAAAATTGTAGTTATATCAGTATCAACATCTTCGGTCTTATATGTAAATGATTTAGAACTACTAAGATTAGAATGCCATACTCCACCTCTACCAGCAAAAGAACCAGTTGTGTTAGCAGCAAATACAATATTACCACCTACTACATTATTTACCCATCTAAGTGATGAATCACCTTCTCTATAATTCCAAGTTACTCCAGCAGTTTCTATATTATCAAATCTAGTACCTTTACCCATTTCCCAACTTTGAGATACTGGATATATGTTAATATCAAATTGCAATGGTACTTCTTCTGATTCAGTTTCCTTTAATATTAGTTTAGCTTCTTCAAATCCAACACTACCATTAGATAGTGATGATGAGAACCCATTAGTTTCAAATTTAAGAAGTGCTCTTGATACATCTTTAACTCCACCATAGTAAACCTTACTTACCTCTAATACCTCATCTAAACCAGCGTTTTGGTCAGGTTGTTGTAGGTAAACCGATGCATCCTTTGATGCTGTTAGAAAATAGTATGCCATTATTTTGCTCTTCCTTTTATATCCGAATCTGGAAATTTAATTTCGAAAACCGATGGGTCTAAAGATGGGTATAAAACCTTATCTTTAATTGCCGCTTCTATATTGTATGTATTTGGTGCATATTGACCTCCACACTTATTTACAATCTTTAATTTAGGAACGGAACTTACTCCATCAACATTTGCTATTATTAATTCCAATTCTGAAATGTTAATTGTGTTATTAAATGTAAAACTATCTATATCGAAATATTCTTTTAATTCGGATATACACTCTGATAGTACTTCACTTTTATTGTAGTTTCGTAGTGTTACTATTTCAAACTCAAGTCCTATGTTGATTATAAAACCATCGTTAATGTTTATACCATCTGTCAGAATTTTATATTCGTTTAAATACGTTTTTAAGTTTTCCTTTATTGCTCTATTAAGAGTTGATAATTTTTTATTTGAATCATATCCTAATAGATAAAGATTAATAGCAAATGGATTATTCTTTTCGTTATCATTAGAAGTTTTACCAACTAAGAATTTTCTGATTTCATCTTGGATAATTTGTTTATCAACTTCTCCTGCCCCTTCTTCTCTATTTACAAACCCATCAACTAGCTCAGTAAACTCTCTAAGAACTTGTGGTGAAGCCAAAATAGATGAAGGTGAATTGTTATCCAATGTACCATCTGCCGTAGCATATGCTTTTGCAATAGCTCCAAATTTGGTTGGCATTGATAGAGCTCTGATTTGATAATCCTTTGATGTTACTGCTCTATTCTGAGAACCAAAGTTTGCTAATGCATTTTGTCTAATCTCTTCAATAGTATCACCACCTTTACCACCAGTTGCAGGAACTTCGTTATCAATTGCTATTGAGTTTTTGGCTGCCCTATACAATCCTAATTGAACATTTGTAAATAAATCAATATCTTCTTCATATTCAACACCATTGATTTGTGTAATTGTTCCTTTCTTAACATTTGATTCAACACCACCACCAACTAAATACTTTACAGTCATAGTTGTATTAGATGGAGATGTTCCATATGTTTTAGTTTTCAAAAAGTTAGTTGGGTCAAATGATTCTTCTAATTTAGAAATTGAATTAGGTAATCCCAATCCTACATTTTTAAATGAAGGAATAATTGTTTCTTCACTAACTGTTGGGTCACCACTACCAAACTGAATTGTTGTTGTACTATTTGGATTTACTTGTTTTACAAATCTACGAGATGTTTTAAGTGTATTTAAAATATATGGAGTTGTTGATTTAAATTGAAATAAATCAGGATCATTATTTTCAGTATTTGGATAATCAGTAAATACCAATTCTTGTGCTAAATAAGGAACCTCATAAAATTTATTTGAATCAGAATCTCTTACATCATAGATATCTATAATATCCGTATCACTCAATTCAATGCTTTGAAATTCTTCAAATGCACCAAATTCTACTTCTTTTGTTTTTAATTCGGCAGATATTGCTTGTACTTGTTTTTTAACTAAGTAAAATGAAGCTTCACCACTTACACTATCTCTTTGATATATTGTAATTTCTCTTTCTCTTTCATCGGAAAAATCTACAACATCTTGTGTAATAAATTGTACTCCATTTGTTGATTCGCATCTCATACCTTCTTTTATTCGTAAGAAGTATGTTGAATCAAATGTGTTATCACCACCACTACCAATTGATGGTACTAATTGATAAACTGAAAGTGTTGTTACTGATGGAGATGATACTTTTGGTTTGTATCCTAAGTATTGTGAAAGTGCTATTACATTCTCAATATCATCTGCATGAACCATTAAAGATTCTTTTAATGTATCATCTACATAATATGAAAGTGAATCACCAACATAAGATGCCATCTCAATAAACATCATACCCGGTGATGATTCGTTGAAATCAGAATATGTTTTTGGGAAGTACGTTTTAGCGAATTCGATTAGATTACCTCTAAACGCACTAAAATCTTTGTTAAGATATTTTATATCTTTACCTTTGTTCTTAAAGTTCTTTGATGTTTTTGTTATTGCCATATCGTATTATCCCTGTACTGTGAATGTTAGAGTTTCTAAATTAATATCATCTCCTATTCTAAATTTAATTGAAACGTTTATTTTGTTGTTATCTCTCAATTCATCAGTTGATTCAATATCAATCTCTTCAGCTGTAACATATGGTAACCATTGCTCTAAACTTTCGTTTATAGTATCTTCAATTCTACCTTCTAAATCATCTACATTTTGTTCAAACAATAATGATTGTAAACCACTACCAAATTCGGGTTGTATAATACGTTCCCCTCTTTTAGTAAGTAGAAGATTTTTAATATTTGATTTAATCTGGTCTTTAGTTTGAAAAGATTGCTCGAAGGTACTTTCACCAAAAGTTAATGGTAAAGTAATACCAATAGCATAACTTGAAAATGCCTTAGTATCTTTAACGATTTTTCTTCCTAACTCAACTGCCATAATTTATATTACATTCCTGGTCTCCAATTACCATTACTTTTTTTATCCATAGCTTTTATAAGTTCTGAATTATCTCTATTCAAAACTCTATCTAAACCTGCTAATCCGGTTGAAACTCCTAACCCTTGTTTTTTAACACCTCCTTGTATATCACCATATCCCATTTTTTGTACTATACTTTGTGCTCCCAATGTATGAGTTGAGTTTGAATCAAACTCCATTGTTCTTTCAGAAACTTCAGTTGGTGCACCAGCATAAGCAGGTGGTTGTCTATCTAATACACTTCTAGATGTATTTTCACTTAAACTAAGTGGTTGTGTTTGTTGTAATACCTTATTTAACATTGGGTTTTTACTTAAAACCCGTTCTGTTTGAATTGGTTTTTCAGAAACTACCTCATCCATAAATGTAGGTTGTTTTGGTGTAATAGCTTTTTTAAGTTGTTTATTTTCTTTTAACAACTTTGCCATTTCTTTCTTTACACCTTCTTTAACTAGTGTAGGAAGAATCACTTTGATTTCCTCCTTAACTATTATTTGTATTGCTTTTACTAATTTGCCAGTATCCATTGTTGTAATGTTTTCCTTTCTATATAAATATTTGTTTTATTCTTTTTTGATTTTTATTCACACTTTGTTCCACCCATTTCTAATTGTGATATGAAATCTGGCAGAATATTTTCCATTTCTTCATCAATTACACCATCTGGTATAGTTTCTTCTATAACATCCTTTAATATTGGAGTACCCAATATATCTACATCGCTATCAACATATTGTGGACTTGGTGTTAATGTAGAAATATCATCATTTACCACTTGTTCTAATACCGGTGGTTCACTACCATCTGATGATGGGAAGTTAATATTTGGTATTGGTATATTTGGTGGTATTAGATATGCAGTCCAAGATATAACAGCAGGTGATGGTATTGGTGATGGTGCTGATGGATATAATGATGTTGTTTGTATTATACCACCCACACTAAATAGATGTACCGTTGCTGCTAAGATAAACATATTAACCATTATAACTTGTTTAGTAGCGGGTTTTAATGGTGGATACATTGGCCAAGTACCAGGGTTTGTTGCTATATTTGAATTAACTACTATATTTTGTATTGTACCTGGTGCTGGAATTAATGGTATTGGAAATGGATTCATTTGTGCTCCCATCCAATATCCTTTAACGCCATTACCAAATTCATTTACCAATGAGAAATTTGTACCAGGTGGAGTTGCTAATCCTTTTAATAATGCAATTTGAAAAAATGCTTTAGCTAAATCCTTATTACCTTTTTGAACCGATTCTAAATTTAATAAATCCTTTCCCCTCTTTACTACTGCATCATATTCATCTGCCCAAATAGTTGCCACAGTATCAATGTTAAGAGACGGGTTATTAATTGGATTAGTTTTCCTTAATATATTTTTTTTAAATAGTGACCAAGACATTTTATGGAATTTTATCAGTAACGTTACTAACCACATCAGTTGCTGAACCTACTACATCATCTAACATACCAGCCACATCAGGTATTTCTGGTAGGTTTGGTAGTTCTGGTATTGGTGGCAACTCTGGTAATTCCGGCAACTCTGGTATTGGTGGCAGTTCCAATGAAGGAACTTTTGGAATCTTAGGTAAACCCCTTTTCTTATGTTTAGGATTTTCTTTTAACTTTTTTTTTCTAAACTTAGGTAGAGGTGGTAACTTTGGTAATGATATCTTTGGAATTTTAGGTAACTTTGGTATCTCAGGTAATTCAGGTAATTCAGGTAATGGTGGTAGTTCAGTTGGTATTGATGAAACAATATCACCAACAGCACCAGTAACATTATCAATTGCATCAGTTACACCACCTACAATATCACTTGCTGCATCGGTTACACCACCAGCAGCTTCACTTGCCATATTACCTATATTATCTTCTAATCCCATATTACTTTAATTGTACAGTACTACTTAACATTGAATTCAACTTAGCTTTTAAAGATGCGAATTGGGCTACACTTGTTGGTCCAGGTGCCGATGGACCTGCTGGAGTTACATATATTTGTTGTACCACTAAATCTATCATCTCTCCCAATAAATCAACTAATGTTTGTCCTTTTGGTGCCGGTTCTAACTCATCCTCTTTAGTACTACCAAGTGAAATTACACCACCTCCACTACAAGTAACGTAAAAATCAAAATCATCTTTAACATCAAAATAAATTGCTTCGTTTGCTGTTACATTTATACCCTTAGTAGTATCTATTGAAAATTGAGAATCTGTTATAAACCCAATATCACCTTTACTAGCAAATATCATTTCTGATGTTTTTGCTGAAAGAATGATTCTATCCGAATTTAATAATATTTGGTTACCTCTTAATTCGTTTGGATACTTAAAGAAAGATTCTTTTTTGTTTTCTGTTGGTAAAGTGTAATTGAGTAGTGCATTACCACTTCCCAAAAATATAATATTATTATCTTTATTTATATTTTCGTTTGTTGAAGCTCCTATTTCCTTACTTAGAGATTCTGCACCCTCACCATTTCTAATTGTAATAGTAGGAGAAAATTCATTATCAGCATTATTATATCCACTAAATCGTATTGATTGTCCAAATCTACTTTCTAATAAAGTATCACCTTCATATAATTTTAATTTGTGTATATTTGATTGTGACTCAAAGTAATCACCTAACTTAGATAAATCGGTATTATCTTCGGTATCACTTCTGCTAATTCCTGTATCTTTTACTTTACTATATTCTACTGAAGATGCTGCATCAGCTGCTTTTTCTTTTTTACTAGTACCACTTATTGCCTCTGTATCTGTGTTTATATTTGGTATTGGTGAACCTATAATTCTTTCATAATTAAATCCACCTGATTCCAATTTTATAATTCTAACAACTTCATTTATTGTTGGTAAAGAAATATTTGATTTATTGTATGGAAGTGCTATTGATAATGATTCATCTCTTTTATTTGGTTGAGTTGTTAATCTAAATTGAACAGCACCAATATATTTACTTTTTAATTGTTCTTCAATTTCTAAATCATTAAGTATATCATCATCAGTATCTAAAATTACTTTATAGACAGATGCCATTGAACCCTTATCTGTATTTCGGATTGTTGTTCTTTGAGTTGATAATTTATCTAAGTTATTGGTAAACATTTAACTTTCTATTTTTTGTTTAACCTCTTCTATATCGTTTTGGATATCATCAATCTTTGCAACTTCATCTTGAACTTGTTCAATCTCTGAAAGTAATTGTTCTCTTTCTTTATCAGTAAGAAAGCCAGTATCACCTTCTGATTTTTGACTTGATGCAACAATTCTTTGTGCGATTGTTGCTAACTTAACTAATTGGTCATCGTTACGAACTGATGTATCAATTAAGTCTTTTATGACTGGACCTATGAGTGCCATATCACCTTTATGACTAATCATTTTTCTCATTTCAAAAATTACTTCTGAAATGTGTTTCTTTTTATTTATCTGATTGTTGTATATATCCTCAAATAACCCACTAAGGTTTTTACCTGGGAATAATTCGAAATCTGTTGACATACTTATATAGATTATTATTCTATATATAAATATCAATAAAGAAAAAAGTGATTTTTATTTGTTCTTAGAGTAGACTTGTTTTAATAAGAAAAGAATTCATCCTCATCATTGTTATCAGATATTTCACCATGGTCTAAATATTCATTTAACATTCGCTTCTGATGAGTTTTCATAACATTAACTACTTTTGTAATGTAATGTGTTTTACAATCTGTCATTTCTCTAATTAAAAGATAGAGATGTTTTTTATTGAAATTTTCTATATACTGACTTCTTCTGAATAGTTCTAAAATAGCATCTGCTATTTGAATATCTCGTTTCTTTGTAAATACTTTTGTAAGATTTTTATCCCAATATCCTAACATCAATTCTTTGAACTCATCGAACTCATTACCTTTTTGTTCGTGATAAAAATCATTTTCAGGATTCCAAGTTTCAGGCATTTGAGAAAGTAGTGCCGTTTTCTTATAACGTTTATAGTTTCCGTTATTTTGTAAGATTAAGTGATTCTTAGCAACAATAGAAAAATAAGAAAATGCTCTACCCTTATCAGGTTTAAACATATGAATCTTTTGTACCAATACCGATACTACTTCCTTTTTAACATCTTCCTTAGATACATCAAAGTATGAGAACTTAAATGTATTTAAAATATTTTCTGCTAACTTTTCAAATGGAAATTGGATTCTATCTTTATATATTTTATTTCTCTCTTTTGGGTCATCACTAGCATTGTATTCAATGATGGCATCTTGAGCAGGTGTACCGAAATATATTTTTGATTTCTTTTTTCTAGGTCTAGGCATATTTTTTATAAATTATTCTTATACTTTTCAATAGTATCTTTTAACTCTTTGAAAACCACACCAACTTCATCATCCGATTCAAACGAACCTTTGATATCAAGTTCTTTCATCTCCTTCATCATGTTTTCTAAAGTACCAATGGATAATTCATTTAAGTTATCCATATCATTAGCAATTGTTTCAATTTGTCTAACTAATTGAGTACCTCTGATAATAA